GTAGGCGCCTTACAGAAATGAGTTAACATATTCCCGTAGTGTAAATCTTCGGCGGCCATGGCTCTTTTCAGGAGGTCGGTAACCCTGAAGCCTTGTAAGGATGCGGCGACACCGAGGTCACCGATCATCCGGGGTACTTTTCCGAATTTGGCAAATTCGTTTTTCTTCATTTTATACAGGACCTTGCGTAACCAAAGTCGCGAGAAGAGAGTACCATCTCTATATGAGCGTCCGTTTCCGGCCACTAGCTCCTCGTATGCCTGTATGCGCAAATCGCGCTTGGGGTGAGGGTCATCATAGTGTTGACGACACTCTTCCTCGGCACCTTGCCACTCATTGAAGTAGGGCGTAAAGATGCTTTGGATCGCTTCGAACATGGAGGAGTGTTCCTCAACAAATTCTTTCTGGTTGGTAATGTAGTCCAATTCTTCCTCGAAAGTCCCTCTGCATTTTAGCAATCTGGCCATTGCCTTGGCGACGTTGGCGTCGGAGTCGGCGTAGATGATCCCAGAGTGTGAGATGCCAGATGCTTTGGTGCGGAAGGTCTTGTCGATTTTGTCATGGACGGTGCTTTCGGGTGGGATAACTTTTCCCTCCTCGAAGAATTCGTCTCCGCGCACGACTTTGAAGCCGTGGTTGTAGTCGTATTCATTCGGGAGATCGCAGTTGACAACCCCTACCCTGTAGGGTTCTTGCTCCTCCGGGTTGGAGAGGAGGGAACCTTGCTGCCGTTTTCCATTGGCCTATCGCTGAGAGGGGCCTTTGTACCGTACAGATTGGAGTACAGGTCACAGAGAACGGCGTGGTTGACAAAGTGTGCCACAGTCTGCTCAAAGATCCAGCTGGATTCCGCGGTGGAAAGCCAGTGACTGAGCTTGTTGGAATGCTCCTTACAGAGCATGTCCTTGACACGTTTGCCGAATGTGCTACGGATGGATCCACCGGCGTCAAGCGCAACTTTTGTGAGAAAGTGCTGGTGCGTGGTGAGGATCTTGGTAAGCATGGTGAAAGCTTGGCCTTTGTGGGAGTGTGTGTAGGTACCTTTGAATAAGTTGAGGTGATCATCCTCTTTTCTCTCATTCACTTCCGTTGCTGCCGGAAACAGGACCTTGACTCCTCGTTTGCGAAACCGGAGACGCGGGTATCGCACGGTGGCCGTGGTTTTCTTCGTCATGGGCTGACTGACGAGCAGCTGTTGCTTCTCCTCTGTAGTGTGGACTACATTGACGGAGGAAACATGGCTGTACATCCAGAATCTGCAGTCGGCTGCGAATTCTGAGGGTGAGCGCCACTTATTGCGCTGGTCCCCTTGCGGGTCGCGCGTAAATATGATGCACTCTTTTGTGGCCATGACGGCGGCCAGTAATCCTTGCTCATGTGGTGAGTAAGGGGTGGTGGTGGTTGCAGCAGCTGAAGAATTCTTGAGCATTTCGCTCACTCCGTCATAGACGGGTACGTCGAGAGTATCGACGGCAATTTCTGCTGTAACCGGTTGGGGTGGGGGTTTGAGGTTGGCCCGAACGTGTCGAAGCGCAGCCTCGACGTCGGCCTTAGCTTGAGCTTCTGCCACAGTGGGTGGTGAGCTCGGTGGCTTAGGGACCGTGAGGTTCTGGATGGCCTGCAGGATAGGAGCTTGCTCGGCGGCCAGAGCGGCTGCGGCGAGAGCATTCTCTGCGGGCGAAGGAGGAGCCTGAGTGGGTGGGCACGGGACGTGTGCGGGGGCCTTTGGGACCCAGGGAACACTGGTGATGAATGCCATAGTAGCGTCCATCTCGTCGTCCTCGAGTTGTCGAGCGCGTCGACAAATTTCCACCTTCAAACTGTGCTCCAAAGTAGGTAACTTTGGTGTGCACTTCTCTTCCTCTTCTTCCTCTTCCTCGAATGGATCGGGTCTTCCGTCTCCGTCCGCACAATAGTCTTCGCTGTCCTGAATCGCCTGGAGGGCGGGCACACCGATCAGATCGGCGAACTCGTCCTTAGGTGCCTGTTTCCCCTCTTTAGGTACGGGGTGGCAGTGGCAATTGAGTCGTGGGCAAACAGGCTCGTCATTGGTGACGTTGTGCTTGCACAAGACAGCAGGTCTTGGTTTCTTACGAAGTATGCGGATTTTGGCGGGGTCGTGATCCCCCTCACCCTTGTTGTTGGCCCAATGGAAATGTGAAACCCGAGCGCAGCGCGTGCCAAAAACACACTCAATGTGTGTGCATGGCGCGGACTTGGAGGGTTTCTTGGCGGCTGCTGCTCCGTCACCTGCGACGTCGCATTTGTAGCCTTTTCCTCTTGTGATGCCCCTGCCACGGGACGGCCGGTTTGCCGCGAGCCTTTTCTTCTGTTTCCTTTCCGCAGTGTAGTGGCGATCGCACT